CAGGGTCTGGCCGAACACGCCCAGGCCCACGATCTTGAACTTCACCGTCTGCTGGTACTCCACCGGCCACGCATAGGGCGCGTAGGGCTCGCAGAAGCACACGGTCTTGTCGAAGAACCCGGCCATCATCCCGTTGGGCAGGGCCACCAGGCCCTTGAGATTCGCCGGCGGCTCGGCCCAGGTCAGGGTGGCGCAGGGCTCCTGCAGCTCCTCCTGCTTCTTGGTGTCGAGGAAGCTCAGGTTGCCGATGCCGAAGTAGGCGAACGCGCCGTCCTGCAACACGGCGTTGGGCGCGTCGTTGTCCACCACCAGTTGGAAGGCGGCCGAGCGGTCGGTCGTACTGGATCGGTAGAGCCGCCAGCCCACGATGTTGCGGCCGGCCACCGGCCCAGGGGCCACGATCTGAACGTGGTCGTTCTGGTCAAGCTCCAGCAGGTCCGACACCGGCGACGGCGCCGACTCCTCGCCCCAGTCGGTCACGAAGGTGACGATGTAGCCGCGCGTCTCGATGTCGCGCGTCACCACCGAGGCAGCGATAGCGCCAAACACCGTGCTCTCGTTCTCGCGCAGCACCTCGCGCAGCTCGTTGTCCAGCCCGGCGAAGTAGGCCTCCACCGCCTGGCTGGCAGCGGTCAGCAGGTTGATCTTGGTCGTCACCTCGGCGCCGTTGCCAGGGGTCGTGGCCAGCTGCGCCTGCAGCGCCGCCTGCGCCGCGTTGATCGCGCTGACCAGCTGCAGCAGCGGGCTCACCGTCGGGTCGTAGACGTCCTCCAGCAGCGGTCCGAGGGCGTTGACCTGGGTGCTGTTGAGCAGCAGCGCCGGCGGGGCCGCCGGGTTCACTACCGCGCCGATGGCCGTCTCGATGTTGGCCTCGGTCGCCGTCAGGCCGCGAGCACGGAAGCCTGGCACCAGCACCGCCCAGTACTGCGCGCCGCCGGGACCGGTCACCTGCGCGCCGGGCAGCAGGCGCAGGTACTCGTTGGCCGGGTCGGCCGCCACATAGCCGCCGCCGCTCAAGGTCAGCTCCACCATGAACGCCGCTTCGCCGGCGTGCGAAGTCGGGAGACCGGCGTAGCTGGGATTGCCGTGCCCGACAAAGAAGCCTGCCGGCACCGCCAGCACGGGGTAGGGGTCGGTCGGTCGCGTGAAGTTGCCGCTGTACCGGGTGGCAAACGTGACGCGCACCTCGTCGGCCTTGCCCAGCACCGCCTCGTTCCCGAAGTTGTGCGCGCGGAACAGGGTGCTCAGCTCCAGCCCCATGTGAATGCCAGTGCTTCCGACCTTCACGCCGTCGACATAGGCTTCGGTGTCCGTGCCTGTGTTCTGCACCGAGATGTGAACGGGCACACCGGCAGGCGCGATATTGGAGCCGTCTGGCCGCTTGCACCGCAGCGCCGTGTAGAACGACCCATTGATGTTGCTCATCAAGCAGCGGAAGGCGCCGCCTGGCGTGATGAGAGACAGCTTGCGCAGATTCGGGTTGGCGTAGTCGTCGCCAGCCCCCTTCCAGCCCTCGATGATGAGTTCGGATAGCGTCTCGGTCGGCGTCAGCCAGAAGTCCACCGTCCAGGTCCTATCGGACTCCGTGCCCAGGCGTGTGATCTGCGAGAACGTGACGCCACCAACACCAGCCCCGCCCGTCAGGCTGGCGCAGCCAGCCCCGGCCACACCCAGCGGCCCGCTGTTGTCGTTCAGAAAGGCGACACCCGCCTCCTTGGTGATGGTGCGCTTCTGCGGGCTGGAGTCCACGAACTCGCCCGTCACGAGCTGATCGAACTTCAGGTGCAGCTGCACCTTGGCGTACAGCGGGTCGAAGGCGCCCGGTGTCCCGGCCGTGCCACTGGCCGCATTACCCAGCAGCGCGTCGGTGTCGATGGCCTTGATGGCGTTGAGCACCGCCACCGTCGCCTCTTCCTGCGCCGTCGTGGCATCGCCCTGGTCGAACTCGTCCACCACCACCACCGTGGTCTCGGGCTTCAAGGTCGGTGCCGGCACACCGAGGCGGCGGTAGACGCCGCCCTGCCACGCCTCGGGGAAGGCGCTGCGCCCGGTCAGGTAGACGCGCTCGCTGGCCGCGTCGTTGATCTGGCCGTTCACGTAGTCCACGTCGTTGGTGCTGGTCAGCCAGACCCCGGACGGCGTGCGGAAGATCGAGGCCGTACCGGCCGGCACCGTGGCCACCGAGGCGCCCAGGCCCCGGCTTGGCCGGAAGTCGTCAAAGCGCAGGTCGACGTTCTGCGCCACCTGCGCGCCGTCGTCGGCCAGGTTGCGCGGGTCGCGCGACGGGCTGAGCCCGCCGAAGCTCTTAATGCGGATGGCCGTCAAGGGCTGCCTCCCAGGCGCGGCAGGCTCACGGCCCGATAGGCCCCGACGCAGATGTGGCCGGCCGTTGAGCTGCGGTCAGCAAACTCCGCGATCTCGCGTCGCTCCTCGCTGCAGCTTCCGAGCAGCTCGGTGCACACAGCGGCGGTGCGGGCGGCTGCTCGGCACTCTTCGGCAGTGGCGGAATCACTCGCGGCGAGGGCGTTGTAAGCGTCTCGATAGGCGGTGAGATCGGCGCGCAGGCTGCGAGATTCAGCAGCAGCGCGGCGAGCAGCGGCCTCGACGGACTGCAGGCGGATGTGTCCGGCATCAACGGTCTCCTGAATGCGGAACGCGGCGCGGCGCTCATCGCGGCGGGCCTGTTCGACGTCGCGGGTTTGGGCGGCAGCCAGGCGCTCGCGCTGGGCGGCGTGCTCGCGCTTGAGCTCCGCCACCTCGGCGTCGGCGCTGCGGTCGCGCCATTCGTAGCCCAGCCAGGCCCCGCCGCCGAGCAGCAGCAGAGCTGCGAGGGCGTAGGCGCCCAGGGTGGCGACGAGGCGCTGGTCGGGTGTCATTTCAGCCAGCCGCCGGGACGGGCGTGAAATCGACGTACACCTCGGTGCCCGGCTTCAGGGTTTCGCCGACATTCGGATTGACAGTGCCCAGCGTGATCTGGCCCCAGGGCGTGGCCTTGTAGAAGCGGCCGTTCTCCGACTCGGGGTTGCTGTCATAGACGGGCGAGAGATCGACCCGGAAGCCGTCGCCTTGTGGGATGACGCAGTGGACTCGGAACTTGGCGCGGACGGTGGACATGGTGATGCTCCTGGTAGTTGTGGGTGCTGCTGATCAATCGCCGCAGCGGGGCGAAACCGGAATTGCGGGTGGCGGCGGCCGCAGATAAGTCGTCATCGCTTGGCTCCTTGGCACTTGGCCAGCTCGGCCTTGGCGGTGAAGTCCCGCCACTCGCAGCCCAGGCAGAAACCCGCCAGCAGCGCAATGGCGACGGTCAGGCGGCGGCCGAAGGTGTCGGTGTTCACAGCAGCCCCGCGTAGCGCGGCGCGCGCACTTCGATCACGTCATGGACGTGGTGCCGGCTGATGTCGCAGGCCGAGCGCGTGCCGTAGATCGGCTTGCGGCTGGCGGTGCAGGTCAGCTCCACATGACCCGCCCACTGGTGGGGGTCGCAGCCGGGCTTGATCTGGCAGGCGCGGCGGTCCTGGGTGACGCGGCCCCGGCCGGCGTTGTAGGCCAGGTCGGTGAAATGCAGCCGGGCCGGCGCGTCGGGCATGACCAGCCAGTCGCCGCGGCTCTTCAGCACCACGGCGCGCAGCTGCAGGTCGGGGCGCTGGTAGATGCTGGCCCAGTCCAGTTCGCGCAGCGCCGGGTGCGCCTCGCGCATCTCACGCAGGGCGTCAAAGCGCAGGCGGCCGTCCGGGTGGTAAGCCCGCGTCAGCTGGCCCAGGCCGGCGCCCTCTTCCCGCGCGCTCTTGAGCTGGGCCGTCGGCTTCCAGCAGCTGCGCGGCCGCGGGCAGGCGCTCTCGTGGTCGATGAGGCCGCCGAAGTAGTGCGGCATGGGGTGGTCGGGCCAGTGCGCGCGCTGCTCGGCCTGCAGCAGGGGGAGCAACGGAAGCGCCTGATCGGGCACGGCGGCCATGGCCTTCCCGAACAGACCCAGCAGGCCGTTGAGCACCACGGCCAGCGCGAGCAGCGCCAAGCCGGCGCCGGTGGGCGACGTGCGCGCCATCCGGAACAGCCCGCGAGCGTCTGCCTCGGGGTAATCGTGCAGGGCCTTGCGACTCCAGTGCGCCAGCAGCACGGCCAGCAGGTTGCTCACCAGGCTCATGCCCAGCAGCGCGGTCACGATGCCGCCGTCGGGGTCGGTGAGCAGCAGGGCGCCGGCTGAGGCGGTCGAACCGCCGATCAGGAACAGGTGGCGGAAGCGCATCACGTCTCCTTGTCAGGGTCGGGGTTTGGCAGCGGCGTCATCGGCGCCAGTCCGTGGGCCGTGCCGTGCATCTCGCGGGCCAGCTGGTGGGCGCGCTCGCCGCGCAGCACGATGAAGCGAGCGCCGCGGCCGCCGGCAATCAGCCAGGCCACAGCGGTCTCGCCGGGCTCAGCGCGGCGAAGCGCCGTCTTGATGCCGTGCTGGTTGACCGCCGCGAGCTCGGCGCGTGCCTCGTCCAGGAAGACAGACCGCCGGCCGGCGGGGTCGCCCACCATCCAGGCCAATGCGCGGCAGGCAGTCACTTGCGCCCCGTCTGCTGCAGCGTGCGGATCTGCTCGTCGTGCAGCCGGTCCACGCCGCGAAGCTCGGTGATGTCGCGCTGGCTGTCTGCCGTTTCCTTGCGCAAGGCATGGAGCTGGCCGGAGAGTTCAGCCAGTTGGCGGTTGGTCTGGTCCTGCCGCTCCACCAGCTGCCCACCCTTGATGGTGATAGCGCCGAGCGTCAGCATGATCCCCATGGCGGTGATCCAGTCTTTCCAGTTCATGGGGAGTTCGCTGATCTGGTCGGCGAGGGGTTTCATGGGCGCGGTGCCTTTGCAATGGGGTCAGTCGACGGCCTCGGCCGGCGCGCTTGCCCCGGCATTGCCGTTGGCCGGCGGAATGTTGTTGTCGGCCTTCTCCCGAAGCCACCGGGCCTGCTGCTCGATCACGTCGATGGGGTTGCCGCCGCGCTTGCGGACGATTTCCGGGCCGCTGACGTAGGCGCGGTCTTCCAAGATGCCGTAGGCCTCGGCTTCCTTCTTGGGGTCGATCCACGGCATCTGCGGCGCCAGGTAGATGGCATCGCTCAGGGTGCTCGGGTCCACGTCGGCGGGGATGCGCAGCTTTCCGCTGGCCACCGCCGCGGCGATGAAGGTCTCGTAGACCGGGCGCGAGATGCGGCTGATGAACTCGGCCGAGAGGACCCCGTAGGTGCTCCAGCCCTCCACCAACTCCTGGCGCTGTGCCGAGTAGGTGCCGTTGTAGTTGCGGGCGATGCTGCTGTAGGTCGGCCCGGCCCCTGCTGCCACCGCGCGGAGCTGCCCGCTGCGGTAGGTCTCCAGGTTCGGGTTCGGGCGATTGGTGTCAATCGTGCCGATTTCCTCGCCGGGCTTGAGGTCGTCAAAGATCATCCCGGGGCGCATCTGCATGCTGCGCGCGGTGCCGTCGCTCTCGGGCACGTAGAGGTCGGGGCTGCCCTTCTTGATGAAGGCGGCCATGCTCGCGGCGATCTTGGCGGCGATGCGCTCGGACTCTTCGTAGTCCTTCAGGTCGTCAAAGCGATTGAGCACCGAGGCGAACACCGACACGCCGCGCAACTGGCGGATGCGGTGCACGTTCTTGAGGTGCAGCATGTCGGCCGCCGCGATGCGCTTGGTCTGGCCCTGGTAGCGCAGGAAGCCGTGCTGCTCGCTGGGGTCGGCCTTGTAGACGTGGTAAGCGACCGGGCGGCCCCAGGCGTTGATTTCGATGCCCTGCTGAATGACCGGAAACTGCGCGGCCAGGTCCATGGGCACGAAGTCGGCCTCCAGCATCTCGATGCTGTAGGGCACCTCGGTGCCGTGGTCCAGGCCCGGAATGCGGCCCACCAGTTGCTGGTTGAAGACCTCGCCGTCGCGGAAGAACGACCGGGCCAGGATGCGCTCGGCGCTGGGCCAGTCGTGCTGGCGCGTCACCTCGGGGTTGCGCATCCAGTCCTTGCGCAGCTTCAGAATCTCGCGCGCCAGGAGGTCGTCAATCGTGCCGTCGCGTTTGCGGGGCTGCGGCTCCACGCCGATGCCCTGCGCGCCCACGGTGTTGTTCACCAGCGTGTTCAGAACACCAAGCGCCAGGTCGTGGTTTTGCTCCTGGTGCCTCGCCAGTTGCCGCATCGTGGCCCCGGCGCGCAGCACGGCGTCGTTGCCACTGCCCGTCTCCCTGCGGCCCTTGCGGGTGCGGTCAGGCTTGGCGGCTTCGTAGTAGGCGAGGACGGTGCGCGCATGCGCCCGGCGAACGGCGGCCTCGGGGCTGAACCAGGAGACGACGCGGTCGGCGATGGTGAACTGCGGGTGACGCATCGCCATGGTCAGTTGTCCGAGAAATCGGCCAACTGGTGGCGGGGGTAGGCCCGAGCGGAGCCCGACTGCGCAGCAAGGCTTGATGCGATGAGGTCGCGGGCCTTGAGCATGTCGCCCATGGACTGGTAGGTCACCAGCTTGCCGTCTGCGGTGCGAACCGTCAGGACGCCGGCAGCGATGGCGCCATCCAGGGCGTCAAGTTGGGTCTGGGTAAAGGCCATGCCGGCGAGGGTGCCGACTTGCCTGTGCAAACTCTCAAACGAGTCTGCACTTTCTCCCGGTCAGTCGCCGGTCTGGATAAACAGCTCATAGCCCTCCAAGCGTGAGATCGAGCTAGCGCCCGTCCCATAGCGCAAGGTGATGCCGCCAGCCGATATAACTTCAACAGGCATCGTCTCGTCGAAAGTTGCATTTGGCCTGTAGCGAAGCGCTGCGTTGAACTTGAGCACCCCGGACTTCATCACCCGCAGTTCCACGATGTAGTTTGCATCTCCCGGTGTCAGGGAAAAGCTTGGGCGGATCTGCACCACGTTGAACAGCTCGCCGCCACCATAGCCGCTGAATGTCATCGCCATCTGGTTGCAGACCAAGAGCCTTGGATGATCCGCGCTCGGGTTGCCGCCTTCGGTCGGGAAGCCCCAGACAAACCAAGGCCCTGCATCGTTGTCGGCGATTGCCCGGCAGAGCGTCAGGCTGGTCCAGCCGCCACGGTCAATTCTGTAAGAGACATCAAGCCCACCGAGCACCGAGATTTCAGCCATCAGTTCATCATTGATGACCTCGAATCCGTATACAAAGCCCGCTTTGTTGAAGTAAATGAAGGGGAAGTCGCACGGCCTGGGATGGTCAACAAACCCGATCACCTTGGGGGTGTTCCAATTTTGGCCAACGAACTGCACAACCACACGATCTCCGACCTTGAACGCTCCGCAATTGCAGGTCATGTATTGCACCGAAACGCCAACCAAGTTGATACCCTGGTTCACGTCAATCCCGATGGCGCTGCTGTTGGCCGGCTCCAAAGTTACGTTCGCTGTGTCATCTTGGTAGTTGATCGCGGTGATCTTGCCGATGCGGTAAGTCGGTTTGAACTTCTGCCATCCAGGCAAGATAGCGGCATTGAAGAATGCCTGAGACGGCGTCATGGCGTAGCGCGACAGGAGCAAGCCATCGTTCAAATTGGGCCCACGGCAACCCGGCGCAATGATGAGATGCTGACGCTCACCAGGAACTTCAATCGTCGCAACAGGACCACTGCCGTCCTCGGTGAAATCCGCGCACCAAGCTGAAACCGTCGCTTCAATCTCCCCGGCCATAAGTTCGCTGATTTGCAGCTCAAGCCCCAGGATCTCGGCTTTCAAGGATTCAATCGGCGTTTCAATCGCAAGCTTGTCCGCTTCCGCCCTCAAAACGCGCTGCCGCGCCGTGTTCACGTCTGCCAGCAGGCGCTGTACGATCTGCTGAGGGGCGCTGAGCTGAACTGCCTCGATATAGACCCGGATGGCGGAGCTTTCCAAAAACCTAGCCGCCTCTAGCTCTTCATCCAAAGACCCGCGCTTGCTCTCCAATTCCGGGAGCTTTGCCAGCAGGGCGGCAATGCGCGCGTCATATTGCGCCTTTATGGCATCACGGCGACCTTTGCCAAATTCAAGCCCCAAGGTGTAGAGCCCATCAGGCCCGCCATTGATGATGGTTCCCTGCCCCATGCTCAGGCTTGGTAAGAGCCAACGTCCATGTACTGCTCGAACTTGTTGACGTAGTAGTTGATGTAAGTGCCGACCAACGACAACTCACCGTAGGTTGCCGTCCTACCTGGCCTCAGAAGCCAGTCAACCGCGCAGCGTATGCGAGTACCGCCCTCGCTGATGGAGATGCTGCGGACTTCTTTCAACGCTCGATCCATGGCAGGCGTGCCCGGAGCGTCATTGGCAAAGGCTCCAAAATAGCCTGCCAACGTGGCGGTGTGGCGCGATGCGCCCTGATCTATGGTCATTTGATCCAGTGGGGCGCGCACCATCTCATACTCCAAAACCCCGCCGCCAGGCACCTCAGCGGTGCGGTAGATGGCAAATGTCTTTGCGGTCTGAAGCACGCCTACATATCCCTGAACACCCGGTACCACGCACTGCGCATAGTTGCTGCCCGTTCCGCTGCGCAGCGTGGCTTGCCAGCTGCTGATGGGAATGCGGGTGGAGATCCCATTCGCATCAAGCACATCCATGACATAGCGCGTAATGCCGTCGCCCAGAACGTCAGTGAAGTCCTGGAACACCATAGGGGCGGCCCTGGCGCCTGCTAGCGGGCCGGGAGCGTCCAGACGCGCATCGTAGTCTGCGGGGCTGTATACGGCGAAACCATTTGATAGCAACGGCCCCACCGTGGGGGCTGCCGTTGCCGTGACCCCTCGGAATGCAAGGCCATCGGAAAGCAATGCCGGCAAGGCAGAACTCCCCGCCGCAGAGACGCCTGAAGCCGCAGAACCTGAAGATTCCAGCGGAGCCAGTGTGGACGCGGCCGCGGAGACAACGCCATGCGCCGCGACACCAGACGTTTCAAGCTGCGGCAAATTGATCGCCGCGGCTGCCTCTACGATGCCGTTATCGTGCTCGCCGAGCCCGACCGAAAGGACGGCCGACAAGACCACCGCAGCGGTAGCCGCAATGCCGTGCGCAGCAACTGCCGAAACGACCAGCGGCCCCACGATGGCCGCACCAGTCCCCGAGAAGACATCAGGCTCAAAGCTGAAGTCGACATTGTCGGCGGCGGGGCGGACATAAGCAGCGCCGGTAAAAGCGAAGTTGACCGCGTCGGGATTTGGCCTCGTGTAGCTCACGGACCAATAACCCGGTGAACGCGATCATTCGCCAGGCTCCCCGCATCGTCATCCAGGCAAACGATTTGCACTTCTACGCCAAAGGGAACCAACAGTGAATAGGCGCCGGTTGATGCGTTGCTCATGACCGCAGCGACAAGCCTTCCCGTGTCGCGCTCAATGGCGCGCACAAGCCGAGCAACTGGCGTGCCTTCAAAGGCAACCGTGCCGCTGTACGCAATCCAGTTCTCGCGCCTTGGAACAGCCCGAGAGGTCGAGCTGCTCAGGTCAAAACATGAAATCGGGTTGTTGGTAATGTTCCAAGAGAAGGCAACGTCAAAGACTACCGGGATGCCGACCGCATCACCGTCAAAACCAACCGCACCGAGTTCCGCCATTTCTTAGCTCCACGTGTTCGATGTCTCGACAGCGTATCGACAGCGAGTCGAAAGGTTGCCTGCGTCAACCATGATGAAGGTGCGGCCGAAAAGATCGCCGGTGCCGCTGAACGTGTCGCCAGGCGCCGCCGGAAGGGTATGCAAAGGACTCCAAAGCCCAGGGATCTTGCCCCTGCACAGGCCGCCAGTCGGTTCATTCACAAAAACCCTTGCGAGTTGAATGCCTCCTGTGACTGGGTCTGGATACGCATAGCCAGAAGTCCCGGAGCTCGTTGCGCCTTGGCTGGCCACTGCATTGGATGTCTTGTTGACACCTATTGAACCGCCAGTCTGCGTGTAGCTGCGCGCAACGAAATTCGCCGCGTGAGCTGCCGCATTCGCGGCCGTCGAGAGCTGCCCGACCCGCGATGCGGATAGAGAACCGGCATCACCGGCAGCGATGAAGCTATTGAATGCGTCGCCCGCCTTGAAGCTGACAAGATCGCCAAAAAGCAGGGCCTGACCAACTGCCGAACTGCTGGCAATCGTCGCCGATGCGTTGGCAATGAAGAGCATGAAAAAACGGTCGTTCGCTACAAGCAGCCACCCACGCGCCGTCGCGTCTGCCGTCGAGGACTTTGCCAAATACGCGCCGCCGCTGAGCTGGCTGTCAGTTGGGAAAAGACCCGTGCCAGTGTTTACATCGGTCATCGCCTCATAGCCCCTGACGCGCGGATATTGCGCCGGGCTGTCATCCACTCGCAGGTAATGTCGATTCCCGGCAGGCGCACGATAGGCCGCCAGGTTTGTGCCGGTGTAGGCTTTTTCCCAACCGGAAGACAACTTGCTGCCGTAGCCGGTGACTAAGCAGGCATCAAGGACGCCGATCAGACTTCCAGCCGTACCACTCAGGCTCGGGGCGCTGGCGTCTGTGCTTTCGTAAACGCGAACAGTCATATCAGTTCCCCGGCATGGTGATCGTGAAGCTCGTCATGGCGATAGGGCCGCCAGTCACAACGGTCGTTGTGTTGAGCTTGATTGCCCCATCCCCTGCGGTGCCTGTCACGTCAAAGTCCATGATCGCATCGCCGCTGTTGTCCAGAAGGCGAGCCCAAGTGGCGGTGCCATCGGCGTCGGCCGCGTTGTCCTGAGTGATTGTCCCGAAGGTGATGACGCCGTCAGTCGCTGTGGCGGCCGGGTCGCTCAGCGTCAGTGTTCCTAGCAAGATCTGACCGCTGATAGCAGTGCCAGGGCCTGCGGGTTGTGCGCCGGTGTAGAACTTCAGCGTGCCAGGACCGACATCAGCGTCGATCTGAGCAATCAGCGCCAAAGCCATGGCTTGGCGCGCGGCAATAGATAGTTTGGTGATGGCCATATGGGCTCCGGTGTATCAAGGTTCAGCCCAGCGTGCTGGGCAGCAAGTTAACCGCCGCGCCGGCGATTAGCGTGGTGCTGTTGATTGCCAGGCGGCCAGGCACTGCCACGCTGGATGAGGACGCCGGCAGGGCCAACAGCACGGCGCCGCCTGGATCGCAGATTTCGCCATATGCGGCAGACCCGCCCGCTGTCACCGCACCGCTAGCCGCCAAGAGCGTGAGCACACCCGTGGCTCCGTTTACTGAGCCGGCAGGGTTCCCAAGCGCAAGCGTTGCCAGAAGTGCATCGTTCGCGTCCCGTAATTTGAGGCTGCCGCCATTTATCTGGGCGAGCAGGCCGGTATGCGCCGGGATCAGAGCGGCCGCGGTGTAGGTGGCTTGGGTGGGCACACTCATGCCAGCCTCGAAAGCACAAGCATGCTCAAACTCGACTCGTTCGCGGCCGTGCGGAAAGTCTCCGGCGCGGCAACGAATATTCCTTCACTGGTCGAGACATTGAGCTTGGCGTAGTTCTGCACCAAGCGCACCACACGGGCGTCATTTTCGCGGCTGTGCGGGCGCCAGCGCAGGGTGATGCTGCGGTCGGCCTCACTATGCCCGTAGTCGTTGAGCGCAGCGCCACCGTCAAGGGTTGCCACGCGGTTGACTCGCCGCGCGACGGTGCCGAAATCGGACGTTGGCAGCAAGTCGAGCGCAACAGATCCGTCGAGGTCGAAAACAGGCGTTGAAAGGGTGATTCGCATGTCTTACACCCCCACCAGAAGTTCGAGGCCATCGCGGCTGACCCGCGTCTGGATGGCGCGCAGGATTTCCCACATGAAGGCCTCAAGGTGGGGCTTGAGGCCGGACCCATCGATCTTGATAAGCGCATCGCCGCTTTCTAGCTTTGCGGTTCGAGCCGTGATTTCCTTGATCTGAGCTTCAATCAGCCTCGACTGCATATTCAATGCGTCGTCGCGCGCCTTGTTCTCTCGGTCAATCTGCTGTTCGATCTTGCGAATCTGAGACCAGTCCATTGAGTTGTAGTCCTTGAACAAGCTGAACAGGCTGGCGAGCGTTGTCCCGGTGCTCACGACCGTGGTATTGATGGACTCAAAGGCTGCCGTTATCTTCTTGGCGTCGGCCTCCAACTGCGCCGTGGTGATCTGGGTCTGGGACTCGATGAGCTTCAGCCTTTCGGCGTGCTCCATCTTGCGAAGCTCTTCGTTCCACCGGCGCTGCGAGTCCTCGGCTTCCTTGGTCTTCTTGGCAACCTTGTCCAGCGAATCGCCGGCCTTGGCATTCTTGTCGCTGATGCCAAGAAGCTCTCGCTGTGCAGCCGTCAGACCTCGCTCATAGCCGGTGATTGCGCCGGTGGCCGCATCAATGATCGGAACGATCTGCTGACCAGCCTCCAACAAGCCCGCCTGCTCATACTTCAGCGAGGCAGCAGCGAGCGCGGCTTCCTTGCTGTTGGCGGCCGCTTCGAGGATTGCGCGGTTCTGCTCCTCGAATGGGTTGATGGTTCCGCGAACCGCGTCGCCAACATCGCGAAGTGCATCGCCAGCTTTGAAGTAGGACTTGGTCGCCTCGTCCCACACCACCGTGCCATCGTCCACCAGCGCCAGGGCTTCATCCAGCGAGCTGACGACGATGCCGGTCTGCTCGGTGAACTCGGCCAGGCGCTCTTTGACCGTGGCTGCAGTCTGGGCAGTGAACTCCTGTGACTCCTGTAGCTGCTTTTCGGCGGCTTTCAGGTCTTGGTAGGCATCAACGATGGCCTTAGTGCCGGCGTAGGCGGCGATGGCGGCAGCGATTGCAGGCGCTGCCGCGAGCGCCGTCGCACCAAGCCCGGCCATTGCCGTAGTCAGAACTGGCCCGATGGTCGCCAGCGACCGAAATGCGCCAAGAAGGCCGATTCCTTGATTGGCAATCAGCAGGGCAAGCAGCGCATTCAATCCGCCGGTCAGAAAGTTGATCTGGGTGAGCAACCCGCCAAAGTTGCCCGCGCTCTTGGCCGCCTCCAGGTCCACACTCTCCAGACCCTGACCTACGCGCACCAAGAAATCAAACATCGGCTTGAGCGATTCAATGACGCCCGAGACGTAGCCGGACAGCGCAAGGAAGGCGCCGCCAACGGCCTGAATGGCGGACTTCAAGCCGTCCACGGTAGAGAGGTCAATCTCTCCGAATAGGCCTTTGACAGAACTTAGCACCGCATCAAGGCCACGCTTGAAGCCACTGAAGTCGGCCTCGGCCAGAGCCTGGGGCAGGTTGCGCGCCACAGCCTCAAAAAGCCCCTGCAAGTCCTTCAGGTTCTTCTCAATGTAATCGACAAGCTCGCCGAGCGCGCCGCTTTGCGCGCTGGCACCAAGGGCCTGGAAGATGCCGGCAATGGCATTGGCGACGCCCCCGAACTCGTCCAGTAGCGGCTGACCAATGGAGACCGCCAATGCATTGAAGGCCGAAGCGATCTTTGCGCCGGACACCTCCAGGCTGCCGGTGACCTTTTTGAAGGCATCGTCGGTTGCGCCTGCCACGTTGCCCATCTGGCTGAGAGTCTCGGCGAACTTCTGCGCCTGCGGCCCTGCCAGCGTTGCGGCAGCAGTGAAACCGCCGATGTCGCCGAACAAGACCTTGAGCTTGTCGGCGCTGCCGCCCGTTGCAGTGGCAACCTTCTGCAGCAGGCCAGCAAGACCGTCCGCCTTCAGGCCCGCTGCGTTGAACTGCAGGCCGAGCTCCTCGGCCAGGTCCTTGGCCTGACCCGAGGGGCTGATGATGTTGCTGATCGCGCCGCGCAGGTACTCGATGGACTCGGCCGGCTTGATGCCCGAGGCGGTCAGTGTGGCGATGGCAGCGCCGACCTCCTCAATGGAGACGCCGCTGATCTTGGCGATGGGGGCAACCTTGGCGAAGCTGTTCGCCAGGTCGGCCATGCCGATGTCGCCCTCGTCAATGATCTTGAAGAAGACATCGCTGACCTTGCCGGCCTGGTCGATGCTGAGGCCGTAGCTGTTCAGCGTGGAGACCAGGACCTTGGTGGTGCCGTCCAGGTCGGAGCGGGTCGCCACGGCCAGTTTCTCGGCGGTGCTCAGCAGGCTCAGGGACTGCGCGTAGTCCACGCCGGAGCCGATGGCGTTGGCCAGGGCGTTGGTGATCTTCTCCAGCGGCTGCGTGCTGGTGCTGGCGTAGTCGAGGATGGACTGCTTGAACTTGCCCAGGTCCGCGTCCGACGCGTCGATGATGGTGCTGATCTGGCGGAAGGCCGAGTCGAAGTCCGCCGCGCTCTTGACGCTGAACGCGAGGATGGCCGCACCCGCAGCCAGGAGGCCGGCCTCCAGCTTGAGCGCGCCGACCGTGAAGTCGGCGATGGGCTGGGTGACGTTTTGAACGCCGCCGCTGAACTTCTCGACGTTCGAAAGCGCCGACTGCGTGGCCGCGGCGGTCTTGTCGATCCCCTGGAAGATCAGCTCAATGGTCTTGGAGGCTTCAGCCACAGGTCACCATCAGCGCGCCGCGTGGCGCTTCTGTTGCTCGGCCCGCTCTTCGTAGAAGAGCCCCCACAGCATTTCCTCCAGCGGGGTGAGGTGGCCCTCCGGGAAGAGGTCGGGGCGCAGCTCGAAGAGGAAGCGCCCGCCGCGGTCAGCCAGGTGCATGGCTGCTCTCACACGACCGTCTCGCCAGAGGGCGTCGGCTTTCCCAGCTCACCCCCTTGCACGAAGAGCATCTCCACCTCGGAGACGAGGCGGAAGAACACGGCCGGGTGCTGCTCGCTGAGCTTGACCACGACTTCCCGGTGCTCGGGCTTGATGAAGGGCGAGACGCTGGCCGTGACCAGCAATTCGATCTTCTTGCTGAACTCGCCGGGGGTCTGCTGCGCGACCTCGCGCAACTGCGACACCGAGTCTTCCGACCCCGACAGCGCGGTGGACAGCGCCTGGTGCAGCCGTTGGATGGCCTCGTTCTGGGCCTGGGCGCACCGGAAGAACTCCAGCGCGCTCAGGCTTCGAACGGTCCAGACCAGCGGCTCGCCCTCTTCGTACAGGCCCCACCCGGCCAGCTCGGGCACCGGGACTGCTTTGGTGCGCGGGCTGGCTTGGGTGTTCAGGAACTTGTCGAGGTTCATGGCCTGGATCAGGCCGTCACGTCAACCGTGGCATCACGCGGGGTGACCGTGCAGGCGGCGGTAAAGTTGCCGCCACCGGCCGGGAAGGTGCGGCTGACGCCGAAGATGCCCTGCGTGAGTTGCTTGGGCGTGCTCTTGTCGCGGTCGGGACGGAACTCGAACCAGATGTTCTTCCCCTTCTGAGCCAAGAAGCTGTCGGTGATGCCGTCGCGCAGAACCGCGTTGAAAGTAGCCTGGCCCAGGGACGAACTCGAAGAACCCACCGGGCCGTCGTAGGTGTCGGTAGAGTTGATCGAGTAGGTGGCCTCGGCCGGCACCCAGTCGCTGGTATTTGGAACCGGGGCGAACAGCGGCGTACTGCCCTTGATATAGACGCGCTTTGGCACGTTGCCGGTATGGATGAGCGGCAGCGCGTCGGCGAACAAAACCTTGCCGGTGGCAAAGTTCATCTGGTAGACCGGGTAATCGCTGCGCTCGACGTGCAGGCCGGGAACGGCGTAGATCTGCTCCGCGGTGATGACGCCTGCAGTGTTGCTGGTGACGCGCACCTGACCAATCTCAATGGAGCCAACCGGGATCAACGGCGGGCCGCCGGCCGCGCCGCGCGTCTCGCTGAATGCCGTTGTGGTGCCATCGGTGCCGGCAACTGCAGCCAGGGCGCCCGCTGCGGTCACGGTGATGCTGTTGATTTTGGAGACTGCGGTGGCGGGGCGGGTGATGACTACCGTGCCAGTGCTGACGGCCAGCACGCCATTAACATCGGCGCCCGTGGCGCCGGCCATGCTGGCGGTGAGGGCCGCAATGGAGACCTCGTTGTTGTTGACCGTGGGGGCAATGGCGCCGCCGGTCATCAAGCCGTAGGGAGCGACCACAGGCTCGGCGCCGGCCGCGTTGGAGATCGGGGCAAAGGATGCCGAGTGGGTCTTGGCGTCCGTGGCCACGGCCATGATCTCAAATGGATAGGGAGTCTGACCGGATTCGTAGCGGATGATGGGTTGGCCCATGGTGTGCTCCTGTTGGGATGGGGTTCAGGGCGCGGGATCGCGCAAATAGGGATTGCCGACGAGATGCCGCCAGCGGACGCGAAAGGTGGCCTCGGCGAAGACGAACTTGCCCTGCTCGGCCTGGATGCCGCCGCCCACGTAGTCCACGCCGTCGGCAAGACCGCCGAATGTCGGGTCTGCGGTCATGGCGACGTAGAGGCGGGCGAGGGCTTCGTTGGCTTGCTGGCGCAGCTGCAGGCGATCGCCGATGAGGGCCTGCTCGGCGCGGCCGATGGCGATGGGGGTGCTGATCTGCACCTCGTCATAGCGGGTGGTGGCCTCGTCGGCGTCGTCCTGCACGATGGTGACGGGCAGGTCGCGCTCGTCCTCGGGGGCGGGAAGGCCGTACTCACCCCCGACGGCGGCGGTGATGGCGGCCAGGAGGCGCTCGCGGATGCTGTGCGGGGCGGGCATGGCTCACTCCACCGGCATCTGCTTGCGGGTCAGGTAGCGGATGGCGTCGAGCAGCTGCGCGCCGTAGATGGCGCCAGCCTGCGGGGTCACGTCATCGCGCACGGTGTCGAACACCTGAGAGAGGCTGGGGCCGCTGAACACCTTAAAGCGCTTGCGCTCGTTCTTCAGGCGCGCCGCAATGCCGACGTTTTGGCCCTTGTTGAGCACTACATAGAACGGGGCACCCTTGGTCTCGTTGTCGCCGCGGACCTCCTTGGGGGCGCCGTCCGGCTTGACCTTGACGCGGATGCCGCGAGCAGGGATAGCCGGAGGCTTGATCCAACTCACCTTATCGCCGGCAATCAAAGATTCGGTGCTAAAGCGGGACAGCAGCAGGCCACGCGATGGCGTGCTGATCGCGCCACTGAGCTTCTTGGCCGTGGCCCGGCGCACGACCAATCGGTCGTTAACGTAGCCGGCCGTGAGCCGAACCTGACTGCGGATTGCAGCGCTGGCCAGCGTTCGCACGCGCGGCGCGGTCTTGTTGATGGCGACCTTTATCGCCTCCTCGGTGTTGCCGCCGATGAACTCGAATGAGGAGATCGCGTCCTTGACCTGCTCCTGGTTGGCCAGGAACTCGAAGCTCAGGCGGCTCATGCTGCAAACACCCGATGTTCAAACTCGTTCGTGGCCTGCAGGCCGTCCACGGTGAGTGTTTCCGACTCGGACAGGCTGAAGGTGTCGCCGCGGCGCGGGGCGTCGGCCAGATCAGAGCGGCGCACACACACGATGGCCGTCTTGGCGTTTACCTTGGCCACTTCGCCGAAGCGGGACAGGTCGCGCTCGACCAGCACCGTGACGGGGACCGGCGCAGCGTAGGAGTCGCGGGGCTTGAAGCCCGCAGCAACCCCGAACGTGCGATAGACCACGTTGGTGCCTTGGCTGAGCGCGGCTATGGTCATGGCGGCTTAGGTGCCTTCGATGACCGAGTTGCCAAGCTTGACCAAAACGGTCGCGCTCGGGTTGGCGGCAGCGGAGACGGCCACGCCGATGCACTCCTGGTTCAACGTGGTCTTGTTCACCACCTTGTTGGTGGGATCCCAATAGACGCGGTCGCCAACGGCGATGGCCAGGGCGCTGGTCTTGGGCAGCTCCCACACGCCTTCGGTGGCAAACGGGCCGGGGACGCCGTTGGCAACATCCTTCAGAGCGATGCCAAAAAGGGCCGTGCCGAACAGGTAGCCCGTGCCAGACGCAACGGCCGCGCCCGGGGTGAGCGTGAGGGTGTTGCCCTCTTGCTTGAAATTCTTCGCCATGGTGATTGGCTCCTAGTTGGGTTGGGTGTTGTGAGGCCGGCCCTGTCTTTCGAGCAGGGCCGGCAGGCTCATCATGCGCCTGCGTTGGTAATGGCGCCGCGGTAATCGATGGCGGCCACGCCGTAGTCCAGGCGGACCTTCCAGCGCGAGCCGTCCACGTCGAAGCCGCTCTGTTGCTCCAAGAAGGGCTCCTGCACGCCGTCCAGGAACGCGACCTCCAGCACCGGGGCCTCGGTCGGGTCGGCGAACAGGTAGCGGCGGGTGCCCGAGAGGCGCGGTGTGTCCACAATGTCGCGGAACAGGCCGTTCACCATGTTGGGCTTCTGCAGCTTGTTGGCCGTGTCGGGGTCGTAGACCGCGTCGTTGATGGTGCGAGCAGTGCCGCCCAGGCCGATAGGCACAAGCAGGACGGCCGGGCGCAGGTCGAGGTAGTCGTTGCCGCCAACGTCCATCTGCGAAGCCATGGCCACGCGGTCGGTATCGATGGCGGCCATCGTCAGAGCGGCGCCCGTGGTGATGTTGCCGTGCGTGGCATGGAACAGGGTCTGGCCGTCAGCCATGGTCGGGCCGAGGCCACTGTTCAGCGCCAACATGGCGTAGACATCAACTTCCACCGTGCGCGCCGCAGCGCGGCCCAGGCTGGCCGCCAGGCCCACGAAGGCGCTCAGGTCGTCATTGACGATGGCCTCGCGGGACAGGTTGATGATGTTGCCCTTGGTGCCGGCGGTGATGCTGCCCTTCTCGCCGTCCGGGATCGTCTTGTTGACGAACTCGCCCAGCTCGTTCTTGGCGTCCAGCGAGCCGAAGCTGCCGGTGCGGTAGCGATTGTGAGCGCGGAAGTCGCTCACCGAGCCGGTGGCGCAGAATCGGTTCCAGGTCAGCGCGGCGCGGGCGTAAGCAGCCTGCAGCGACTTGTGCATGGTGTTTTCCAGCAGCACCGGGAAGTCGCTGGTGGATTGCGTGAAGGCCGCAGCCACGACCTCCAGCTGACTCATGCCGCGGATGTCGCGGCCAGCGCGCTCCAGGCTGGCGCGGGCCACGTCCAGCAGCTTCATGCCGCGGAAGGGGTTGGCGCTCATGCTGGCGCGCACGCTGTCGGCCACCGGCACAGCGGCGCGGACCATCAGCGCATTCACGATGGCATCGCGGCGCTTGTCGTCCTCGTCGGCGACGGTCTGGACGCGCGTGCCGGCGTTTTGCGGATTGGCCGGAGTGGCGTTCTTGCCCACTTCGGTGAGCAGGCGCGCCTGGATCTGCTCGACGGTCAGCGCGGGGTCGGCCAGCACTTCGGTCTGCAGGGCCTGGATGCCGTCACGGTCCAGGAAGGGCTTGAACATGGCGAGCACTTGCTCGTTGTGTTCCTTGGTGCGGGCGAAGGGGGCCGGGGTGGCGGCCTGGATGGGATCGGGCATGTTTGCCTCCGTTTGAGTGACAGCAGCCGCCGTCGATTGGGAAAGGGGGGCCGCAGGGGCGGCAGGCTTGCCCGATGCGGCGGGCGCCGCGGGCTTGAAGCGGGAGAGGTCGAAGCTCTGCGCGAGGCTGGCCTGGGCATCGCTGGACTCGCCGACGACATCGGCAAAGCCCTCGGTCACGGCCTCTTCTGCCGAGTACCAGTGGTCCTTGCCATCGGTGAGCAGGGCCAGCGCGTCGTCCATGGACTTGCCGGACTTGTCGGCGTAGCCGCTGGCCATGGCCTTGGCGTAGCGGTCCAGCACGTCGGCCTGGGTTCGCATCTCGGCAGCGTTGCCAATGGCATAGCCCCAGGGCGCATGGATCATGAGCTGGGCGTTCTTGGCCATGGTGACGGTGTCACCGGCCATGGCGATGTATCCCGCACAGGAGATGGCAACGCCGTCGACGTGCACCGCGACGGTGGCCCTGTGGCGCTTCAGGGCGTTGTAGATCGCCTGGCCGTCAGTGACGGAACCGCCGTAGCTGTTGATGCGCAGGACGATGTCATCGACATCAAGCGCGGCAATCTCGCGGACGAACTCAGAGGCGACTACGCCGTCTTCATTCCAGCGGTCGCCGATGTTCCCGTAGATGTAGACCTCGGCAGACGCTGGCTTGTCTTCAGCGCGTGCCTGGGCCTTGATTTCGTACCACTTGGCGGTCATGCAGACTCCTATGGGTCTGCAGATTGCCTAGCGGGGTGTGCAAAGGTTCAAATGGCGTTGCACTACTTGCGCGGCAGCTTGTGACGGCGCCGCGTCTCCTGCGCGATGACCATGTAGAACAGGCGCCGGCTGATGCCGAAGTGCCGCATGACCTCGATGCGGTTCGTGCCGTTCCACATGGCATAGATGGCCTGGTTCCTGGCGGCGAGGGTCTCGGCCCGGAGGTCGCGCTTTGGCACGTAGCGGCCACCGATGGCGGCACCCAGCTCGACGGACAGCCGCGCGGCGTCGGCCTTCAGGTCTTCCTGCGTGGCATCAAAGCGCAGCGACTGCAGGCCCTGCTGACGATGGAAGCGCATGAGGATGCACAGCACGTCGTGCTGCAGCGCGCCGGCCTCTTCAGCTTCTGCGGTCAAAGTTCCAGTCGTCATGGTCATGTCGGGCGGCAGGTTGTGATCGCTGGGTGGCTTTGTGTTCGGCACGGCGCTCCTCGCTGGTGATGAGTTCGCTGTTCTCGGCATCAAGTCGTCGCGCCCAAGGCGGCGGGTTGTCCCAGCTCAGGCGACCCTTCGGGCCATAGCCCAGGGCCTCGCAGACGGCCAGGGCATACACCCAGAGGTCCAGGGCTTCGTTGCGGGTGCGGACCTTCTTCCACTTGCCCTTGGCGTCACGGACCTCGGCGCGGAGTTCCTCGAAGTAGCTGGCGTGCAACCACTTGGGGGCGTGGAAGTAGCCGGGGCCGGGAACCTTGCGGCGGAGCGATCCAGCGACGAGGTCCTTGAAGTAGTCGGTGGCAACCAGCCAGATGGGCATGTCGGGCATGGCCCGGCCTTCGTTGGTGCGGGCCGTTCCCTTGACCACGGGCTTGCCGTCGTTGGAGCGGTCGGCGCCTTTGATGAGCATGACGCGTGCGGAGAGGTTGAGCTTTCGCAGGCGGCGGAACCAGGCGTAGGCGTTCGGGGTGGTTCCCGCCTCGCCGCCCGTGTCGACTGCCGTCCGCAGCACGCGGAGCTCGCGCCCGTCGCTCGTCTTGTAGGTGGCCTGGACCAGCTTCTGCGTGAGGAGGTCCCAGTCTTCCGGGTAGCCGGCCGGGTCCACTTGAGCGGCGATGCCGCTGCGCTCGGTGGTTGTGAGGCTGAAGCGGTCGACCAGCCAGGACTCCAGGTACTCGCCAAAGGCCCGGACCTCGCAGACGAAGCGGCCATTGGTGCCGCCCTGCACGTCGGCGGTGGCGATGAGGAAGCGCGCCTGGTCGGGGACGTGGAAGCGCGGAAGGTCCTCGATGCGGTCTTCCAGGCCGGCTTCCTTGTCAGCCAGAAGGTGGCGGGGGATGTAGGGCGCCCCCTGGTCGGTGTTGATCGTGGCCTTGAGGGTCAGGTCGGAGCCGCTCAGGACGTATTCCCGCAGCCCTTGCAGGTAGCGCAGCAGGATGGAGTCCCACTTCTGGTAAGCGGCGGCCACCCCCCCGAGCCAGTAGCCGGCGATGCTGGAGCGCGGGGCCTCGCCGATGACCTCGCGGTCGCGCGTGACGGTCTGGCCGTCTGCCAGCCAAAGGGCCTTGGCGGGGTTGTTGAGGTGCGGCTTGTGGCGCTGCTCGATGAGGCTGGCGCAATGCGGACAGACGACGATGGCGTGCTTGTCGGCCAGGCTCACAAGGTTGGCGCTGCGGACCTCCTCCAGCAGCTCGGCCTCGGTGGGCAGGGTGGAGAAGAGGCCGATCCCGGGGGATGCCTCGAAGAACTCGGAGCAGTCCGGGCACTGCCAGTACCAGCGGCGGCGGTCGCTGCGGTTGTAGATACCGACGATGCCGGTCGCGGGTGGGGCTTCGTGCGGGGTCTGCGGCTTCCAGTAGGGGTCCGAGTAGTCGCGGCCAGGGCTGCTCTCGACCATGCACATGCCGCGACTCAGGAAGGTCTGGGTGCGCTTGAGCCCAAGAGCGTAGGCCGAGCCTTCGCCGTCGATGTTGTCGGGCATGCGGTCGTAATCGGTCAGCGCGACGTAGCGGTAATCCGAGGACGAGAGCTGGGTGGCGGAGGGCCATCCGATCTTGACCCACATGCCATGGCGGAAGAGCTTGTCGTGCGTGTTGTCGTCGTGCCCGCGCTGGCTCATCAACTCGGCGAGCTTGGGGCTGTGGCGGATGGCGCGATCTACGCGGGTCTTGCTGTATTCGCGGGCCTTTTCCTGGCTCATCTGCGTGATGAGCATGTCGCCGGGGTCGCAGGTGACGTTGCGGGCGAGCCATCCGTCCAGAAGGCCTAGGGTGTTATGCGTCGGCACCATCCCAGCGCCAGCCAGAAACAGGTGGCTTTCGTTGTCAACCAGGATGCAGCGAACCGGGCGCGTATCGACCGGCGTGACACTGACGATCTGCCGAAAACCGACATCCACGCCAGCAAACCGGACGCCCTCGGCCTTACGATTGAGGTCGAACGGGTTGATGCTCCCGTCAATCGGGAAGGTGACGCGGTACGCCTTGCCGACTTTCCGCTCGCCACCGTAGGACCAGCTTGTCTTCTTTTCCTTCTGCACTGGCTTGAAGCCGAGCGACCGCGCCAGCTCGCAGAAGCCTGCCGCCAACCCAGGCAAGACGCTCACAAACTCGACATTGCCAGCGTTCTTGTTGTGGCAGCCGTCGGTGTCCATCAAACCCCTCAACAGCGCTACGCGCTGCGCCACTGAGGCGCGCAGGTAGGCCGCTGGGATGTGTTTGTTCCCGTGGACGCCCAGGGCGTGCAGCTTCGAAGAAAAGCTGCCCGCGAACATCGTCAGCGGCGCCATTTCTTTGCCGTACTTGCGACGGTGATGGCCCTGCCGCAGGCACTCCATGCACGCGCCATTGCCGGCTTTTCCAGCCTCCGCAAACAGGTGGCCACGCTGGCAATGCGTCGTAAGTCTTTCGCGCAGGTCGACGGCGATCCAGACAGTGTTGCCCTTGTCGGCCTTGACGACAGCCCGGTGGCCTGCCGCTTCGAACCGCTGCACATAGTGCTCGGCGTCCTCACGGTGGGCGGAGATGGCTGCCTGGGTGGCCGAACCGTCGCCTAGCCACACGCCAAGGAGGTATGGGTCTAAGGGCAGATCGGCGTCCGGGCACTCTATCGGGGCGGTGTTTCTGACCCGGTACCGAAACCGCTTTCGCCCGTTGTTCCGCTCTGAATAGACCGTCTCGGCGGCGATCTCTGCCGTGCTCTTGATCTCAAAGCGCCAATTCGGCGCCCTCCAATAGAACCGCTCCACGCCCCACAGGTGCTCACTGTCGGCTATCAGGTGCGATCCGTCGGAAAACTCGACGCGATAGCAGGGCAGGCCATGCTTGACCGCATAGGCCTCAAGAACCTTTGTTGGCTTACCGTCTGGCCCATAGACCAAATCACCGGCTTGCAGCTCGCCCATCCGCTTCCAGCCGGTCGGCGTCGGGATTGGCGTATCGATGTCAAGGCATTTGCCGGTGCGCGCCGGGCCGACGAAGCAGACGGCCTCATGCTTGCGGCTGGCCAGCATGTCCATGGGCTCGACCATGTAGGGCGTCTCGGTCGGCGACCAGGGGCCGGAGTAACCGCCCGGCTGGCGAATGACCAGGGAGTCGGCGGCACCCTGCGACACGCTGACCCGGCGCGGCGGGCGGAAGGCGGCGGCGGCGTGCCGGATGATGGGCGCGGCGGAGGCGAACACCGTCATGCGGGCTCCTCTTCGGCGATGGGGGCCAGGGCGGACAGCCGGTCGGCAATGCCGTCCATGGCCTCGTTCAGCGCTTCCTCGACCTGCTCGGCCACATCACCCGAAACACCGTGCTTGCGCTCCAGGTTGTCGGGAATGGCGCGGATGTCAGACGCCAGGGCAGCAAAGGCGGTGGCGACGACGCGCTCGACCTCCTCCACCGGGATCAGCTCGCGGTCCTTGACCTGCAGGTCGCGCTTCTTGACCTCTCCCTCGTACCAGGCGCGGCGCTGCATCGGCTCCAGGCTGTCGGGGTCCACGTCCGCCCCCGAGGTCTGGCCGGCGAAGCGCCACTTGCAGACCTCCAGGAGGTCAATCTCCCATGCGACCTGGGTACTGCCCTGCTTCTGAACCGGCATGCCCTTGCGAATCCACGCGGCAACGGTCGGCAGCGAGACTTCGAAGAACTCGGCGCACTGCGCCTTGTTGACGATGCGGATACCCCCCCCTGGGAACAGTTCGGTTTTGGCCGTCATTTGTGGCGCCGCAGCAACAACCCATAGGGGGCGAAAAACTGTCGAATTCGGCGACTCTGCGCACCCGCACCAGCAAGTGCCCGGGAGGACCCAAAAGCGTTGCACGCGCGCAACATTGCACCAAAACCGTGCGAATCCGTCGCGCCGCCGCAACACGCTGCCGCCTGCGCGCTCATTCCCGCGCTCCTCGTCCGCTGACGGCGATCTGCTGGCGCCGGTGGCGCGCTCCCCGGGACTGCGCGTACAGGTCGGACTGGCCGAGGTGCCAGCCGTGGCAGCGGCAGCAGTGGTAGGGCTGCACTCGGGACTTCCCAGAGTCGTTTACGCGCTTGGCCAGCTTCTTGGCCGTGGGCTCGTTGGGGTAGGTTCGCTTCCCGCAGTCCTTGACGGGGGCGAGCTGGGTGCCGAGGTCGCTCATCGGATATCGGGCTCAGGCTGGCGCAGCGACAAAGCTGGCGGACCCCCCATGCCGAACGCGCGCGGGGATGCATAGATCAGCCCTTCGCGTGGCACCGTCCCGCAGTAGCTGCAGGCTTGCTCGTTTGGGTGAACCTGTGCGCCGCAGCCGTTGCAGGCCAGGGTGGCGGCGCGATGCACCCGGGGCGGGGCTGGTGGCGCCGGTGGTCGCGGATAGAGGGTTGGTCGATTGATTCCCATGGCCGCTCTCAGACGATGCAAGCGCCCATGTAGGCACCCGAGTCGGGGGGGATGGGGGAGGTGCTGGCCTTGAGCGCCCTCAGATCGGCTCGGGCCTTGTCGCGGATCTGGCGCACCTCGTCCCGGGTCCACTTGTGCACGCGGTTGTCGGCGTAGAGGGCGTCGGCCACTTCCTTGCCTAGAAGCCTTTCGGCGGCTTCCCGCATGACGTGGTCCTTGGTGGAGCCGGGGGCGTTGCAGGGCTTGCACTGCCCATGCACGTTGCGGGGGTCGTAGCGAAGGTGGTCGGCTTGGCTGCGAGAGCGGATGTGGCCGGCGTCAAAGCCTCCACCCACGCCACCCATGACCAGGGTCACGCCGCAGACGAAGCAGCCCTTGCCCTGGTCGCGGTAGCGGACGTAGGCGTTCACGGCCTCCTGGGCTTCGGCCTTGAGCTCTGGGAGGCGCTTCATGGATTCGGCCTTGGCGCGGTCTGCCTTGGCTTCCTCGCGCCGCCGCTCCTTGGCCTGGCCCTCTGCAACCTTGCGGGCGTAGGTCATGCCGCAGGCTGGAGTGCACACGGTCTGCATGGGGCGAGCGGGGAAGAAGTCGGCGCGGCAGACCTTGCAGCGCTTGGGCCTTGCCTTGGCCTCCCTGGGTGCAGAGGTGCGGACCAGGGGCTGGGTGCGCTTGAGGGCGGACCTTTTCAAGCCTTCGCCCCCGGCAAAGCCCCGCCCAGGTACTTCATCCCCAGCGGCGTCAGGTAGCAGGTCGCCGTGTTGAACGGTCGACCAAGGCCCGCAGGGTGGCCGGTGTCAATCGCCTGCACCCTGGCCTTGTCCCCGTCGATCTTGAGCACGATGACCTCGCGGACGCCGTGCTGGCACTTGTCGCCGGCCTCGATCATTCGGAGCCCCGCTTCATCTCCTGCTGCATGTCTTCAGTCCGAATGCCACGAACCTTCCGTTTCGCTGTGCATCGAGGGCACGAGTCAAAGCCAGTCTTCTTCGCCTTGATCGATTTGGCCGTCCGAAACACATAGAAGGCGCAGTCGCAACGACACACCCATCGCTTTGCAACACCACAGGAGAGCCCAATCGCCACCAGGCTTCCTGATCGTTCACCTCGCAGGTCAATGAACCCTTGGGCCTTTTGCTCTGCAAACGTCGGCGGACGAGTCAGGGGCTGCACATCGAACACAGGCTCGGACTGGCAGACCTCCGGGCTCCAGTTCACACCCCTACCCACAACGCTGGCGGAGAGCCTGTTGATGGGCACTGAGGCAAGCAAGCGATCCAGCTTCACGAGACGACCTCGGCAAACGCCATCGCATCGGGGAAGCGCAGAGCAGCCCGCAGCGCATCGCTCCTTCTGGTGTACGCCTCCCCGCTGTCCGCGACACAGTGGCCGTTCTTGGCCACCAGGCGCCACCGCCAGCCGTCGCGGGCTTTGTAGATGGTGAGGGTGTGGGTGGGTTTCATGCTGCTACCTCCTCCGGCCAATCGCGGCCAAGACTGGTTTTGGACCACCTCACGCCCTGCTGGTCGCCGTAGGCGTGGGCCAAGGTGATGAGGTCGGCCATCTCGGCGACCGTCATGCGGCTGGTGCGCTGGCCCAGGAACACGAGGCCCCCGTCGATGCCGCGGCACATGCGCTGGTGTTTCTTCAGGCCAGCGGTGAGGATGTCTTTGACCTCTTCCGGCTCCAGCTTGACCATCGAGCCGTCCACGGCCCACTCCAGCTGGTTGGCCAGGTCGGTGAGCAGGGACCAGAGAAGCCGGTTCTGCGCAGTGCTGCGCGTCTCCCGCTTGATGGTCAGGCTGAGCTTGTGGCCGGCGATCAGGTAGGGCTTGGCCCATGTCGCAGCGTCCAGGATGGCCGTGCGGCCGTGCTGGGCGTTGAGGAGGACGGTGGAGAACTGTTCGCTCATAGGGCCACCGCCTCTACGCCCGCGGCGATCATCTTGCGCACCTCGTCGGCCGTGCGCTGGAAGGCCTCTTCGACCTGGCGCTCGGTCAGAAGGGTCAGGCACTGCTCGTAGATCGCCAGCACCGCCCGCACCGCCTCGATGCCCTGCCCGTCCAGCCGCAGCGAGGCGCCGGCCTTGTAGCGAACCTGGGCGGCCTTCATGGACTCATTGGCCGCTCGGGTGTAGACCGTGGCCTCCAGGTCGAGCTGCTTGAGGTGCACGGCCAGGGTCTCGGTGACGTTCACCACGTCCGCCAAGTCGCGCCAGGCTTCCACGTCATTGCCGGCTGCGCAAGCGGTCAGCGACTCCAGGGCGGTGTAAGCGCGAAGGACGAAGCGCTCACGGACATGCTTGGGCAGAGGCATGAGGCGGGCCAGGGGGTTGCGGTGGCGGGTGACGGGGTGGCGCTTCACAGAGCCTCCCGCTGGAGAGCTTCGGGGCCGCAGGCCTGGCCAGCCAGTCGCGCCAAGCTGGCCGGGCCGTTGATGAGGCTGCAACGCAGGATCAGGCCCGAGCCGGCCGCGCGGTTCCTGGAGACCCGGCTGATGCTGTGCCGGCAGGTTTGGCAGGCCTCGCGCTGCTGGTCAAAGATGAACGGGGGCAGCTTGGGTGCGGCGGGGTGGAAGGTCAGGCGCCAGGTCATGCGGCAGGCCTCCAAGTGAAGACCGAGGCGTTCTGGGCCTCATCGCGCCACATCCGCCCGTGCCTTATCTTGCTGATGGCCTGCGGGGTCAGGCCAGTGCGTCCGGCCAGCGCCACATTGGTCTCGCTGCTGCTCAGGATCTCCGCCCGCAACTCCGGCGTGTAGCGGGAGAGACCGCGCGAGCGGCGCGTGCGGGCAATGAGCGCACGCTGCAGCACGGGCAAGGGCTTGCTTCGCAGCTGGCAGTAGGCCGCCCACTTCATGAGCTTTCGGTGGGCGGGGTTTCCGCAGGCGCGGTCGCCGCAGTTCGGCGCCCAGATGGTTCCCTTGGCCGGCAGCGAACCCGTCTTGAGCACGCTCACCAGGGCGCTCAGGCTGAGCACCTTGCCCAGAGCCGGGCAGTAGATGATCCCGGTCGATTGCTTTCGGGCGGCCTGGAAAATCCAGCACCCAGTCAACTCATCGATCACAGACCGAAGGCGCAGGTCCTCAAAATCGCGGACACCGCCAAGGTCCTGCCCTTTCTTGACGCCAGCCATCAGAGATCCCCTCCCCTGCTCTTCGGGCTGAACTCATCGAGCCGGCGCGTTGACTCCAGCCAACGCTGGCGCTCAAGGTCGAAGCCCATGACGGCCACGCCGCGCTTGCCCGATCGGTTCTTGGCAACGTCCATGCCGGCGTGAACGAAAGTCTTGCCCTCGTAGTCCTCGACGGGCCAGAGGAAGAGGATCGTGTCGGCGTCCTGCTCGATCTCGCCCGAGTCCCGAAGGTCGGACAGCTGCGGGCGCTTGCCGGGGCGCTTCTCCACCTCGCGGTTGAGCTGGCTCAGGGCAATCACGCAGATGCCCAGCTCCATGCTCAGCGCCTTGAGCCCGCGGCTGATCTCGCCCACCTGGGCCGTGCGGTTCTCCTTCGTGAGCGTGGAGCTGCAGAGCTGCAGGTAGTCCACCACCAGCACCTTGAGGCCCTTGATGCGGCGGGCCTTGGCGCGGATGTCGTTGAGCGTGAGCGCCTGCTGGTCATCAATCCACAGCGGCATGCGCGCCATTTCGTCCACCGCTTCGGTCAGCGCCCTCCAGCTTTCGTCGCTGAGCCGGCCGCTGGTGATTTCCTCACCGCTCACGCCGGCCACGCTCGCGGCGGCGCGATCGGTCAGCTCATCCGCCGGCATTTCCTGGCTCAGGAACAGCACGCCGCGCCCATCGCGCGCCAAGCGCATGCCGATCGACATGGACGCCGAGGACTTGCCCACGCCCGGCCGAGCGGCCAGGATCAGCAACTTTCCGGGCCGCAGGCCGCCCTTGAGGTAGCGATCCAGACTGGGCCACCCCGTTGGCCAGCACTCGCCCAAGTCACCCTCGGCCGCGGCGTTGATGCGGTCCATGACGCCGGTAATGAGGTCGCGCATGAGCTTTGGCTCACGGCCGGCGCGCTTGGTCTCGTTGGCGATGCCTAGAACCAGGGCTTCCGCCTCGTCCAGCACTGTGGCCACGGGCCGGCCTTTGGTGTTCATGGCCGCGGTGGCGATCTCGTCGCCTGCAGTGACCAGACGGCGCAGCACCGATCGCTCCCGCACGATCTCGGCGTAGCGGCGCAGGTTCGACGCGCTGGGCACGGCCTGGGCCAAGGCGTTGAGGTAGTCCAAGCCGCCGCAGTCCTCGGCCTTGTCGGCGCGGCGCAGCTGCTCGTGCACCGTGATGACATCGGCCGGCTTCCCGGCGGTGATGAGCTGGCCGAGCGCCGCAAAGATGGCCCGATGGTCGGGGCGGTAGAAGTCGCCGTCCGCCAGCAGGTCCGCAGCGCGGTCCCATGCGGCGTTGTCGATCAGCAGGCCGCCAAGGACCGACTGCTCGGCCTCGATCGACTGCGGCGGCACGCGCAAGCCAGCTACTTCAGCGTCGATCGGCGGCGCGGGGCGGGTATCGATGCTCATGCTGCGGCCTCCGTGCGCTCCAGGACGGCCTTGAGGCCCCGGTCGGTGAGCAGGAACTCCAGGTCAGCCTTCCAGTCCGGGTGCGATCGGCTGGGGCTTCGGCCGGTCAGCCAGTCGTTGTGCTGCACCCGGTCGAAGTAGGCGGCGAACCACGCCAGGGCCTCGTCGCCGTTCGTGGCCCTGGGCGTGCCGTCCTGCTTTTTGCTGCTGAGCACCCAGGCCCAGAGCTTGCGCATGGCCTTGCGGCGCTTCTCGTCCATGAGCCGAACCCGGGGCAGCATGGGCAGCGCCGAGTGGTAGGCCTCGACGATGGCTTCGTAGGGGCAAGGCACCGACGCCCGGCCCTTGGTCGCCGCTGGCGACGAGGATGAAGCGTTAGCTTCATCCGGTTCTTTATCCTGCTCCTGTTCCTGTTCCTGGTTAAGCAAGGGTTGCGGAACGGTTTCAGAAGGGTTCAGCCAAGAAACCTCTTTTGGCAGCAGCGACAAGCACTTATCGACGGCCTTGCGCTGATTCGGGTTCTCGGGCGGGTTCCAGTCCAGGAACTTGTGCACCTTGACCCATTTCGTGCGCTCGCATCGGGTTGCGAAACCGCAGCGGAACAGTTCCTCGAACCCTTTGCGAACCCTTTCCGGCGACCAGTCCAAGTCTTCCGCGGCGTAGCCGTCCGGGCAGCGGAACACGCCAGCGATCGTCTGGTGCTGGCAGGTCAGAAGGTAGATGGCCAGCATGCGGCCGTTGTCCGACAGCGCCTTGAACGTGGGGCTGGCCCACATGGCGGTGTGGATCTTTCCGTACTCGCGCATCAGACCCCATGCCTTTCTGCAAGGGCGCGCATGGCCTGCTCATGCTCATCGGCGCTGGCGCCGGGGTGCTGGCACTCCCAGAGGTGCTTGGCGGCCTCGTAGGCTTGCCAGCGCTGCTGCTCGGTGGAGAGCTGGCGCAGGGTGATGTGGCGGGGCGGCAGAGCGCGCGGCCGAACGGCAATGCGATGCCCGCTCATGCCAGCCTCCACAGCCGCTCAGACCGGCCGCTCAGGGTCTTTCGCTCGCCCGGGGCCAGCGCGATGCGGCCGGCCTGGTGCAGCTCGGCCAAGCGCTTGCGGGCTTGGTAGGGCTCCAGGTTCGCCAGCACGCCGATCTGCTCGGCGCCCAGGGGGACGAGGGACAGGCGCAGAGCGCTCAAGATGCGCTGCTGATGAGCGTGGGCCAGCCCGGAGGCTTGAGCGGCTGCAGCGTGGCTGGTAGCCGGATCGCTGCGGCGAGCGCGCGGCGGGTCGAACAAGTCGGACTGAGCAAGCATCACCACACCCCCCACACATGAACCGCCCCGCCATTGGTTCGGGGGTAGAAACCCGAAGCCCTGGCACCCATGCTTGCGCCATGGGATCGAACAGCACCGCGCAAATGAATCGACATGGATCAGGCCGCCTGCTTGGCGCGCTTGGGGGCCTTGAGGTCGGGCCAGATCAGCCAGTAGTCGTCGGGCCGGAGGTCGGCGCGCGTGACGGCGCCTTTGGTGGCGCGCTCGATGGAGACGCAGTTCGCCGCGTCAGGCTGCCGGCCGGCATAACCGTGGCGCCACTGCCGCAACTGGTCCGGGTTCTTGATCTTGGCCGCCTTGCAAAGCTCGGCGGACGTCATGGCCCCGGGTGACAGGAGGTAGTCATGCAGCTTCATGGCCGCGATTCTGTAGCAATGGCTACCGCATTGCAAGTAGCATCTGCTCGCGTAGCATTTGCAACAGTGCGGGGTATGGCTTTTCGCATCGACCCCAAGGTTCAGGAGGCGCGCATCCGCTTCCTGGAGAGAGTCTGGAAAGAGGCCTTCGACGAGAACAAGGCCGAGCTCGGCCGCCGGCTTGGCTACAAGGACGGCTCGTTCGTCGGCCAGATGCTTCGCAACGAGAAGCCTGTCACCGAGGCCACCTGGAACAAGCTCACCCGCCTCTCAGAAGTCAGAGAGCGCGGCTTGGCCGGCAACGTCATTGCGCTTCCTCCATCCCCGCAAATAGGCGACGAGGACAAACCCGGGGTGGCTCGCGCCGTGAGCGAGCGTTCACATATCGTTACACCCAGAACATTGATCTGGGGAGACTTTGTGCTGTCGGAGATTCAGGGAGAGTTCGTCATGGCCGTTGCGGGGGATGCCCTCGCACCGCACTACCTACCAGGGGAGCGCGGCATCTGGTTGGCCTGCGACTACGGGAGGCCCGGGAAGGCCGTCTTGCTTGTGGATGAGGCAGAAGAGTTCTATCTCCGCATCTACGAACCGAGGGCCGGCCAATCGTGGGCCGGCGTGTCGGGTCGGCCTGGCCAGCCTGGTCATCGAGAGCTGACGCCCGAGCGGGATGGCGTGCGGATCGTCGCGCGCATCCTCTGGCGCTCGGAAGACTAGCCTCCGCAGACCTTCTTGAAACGCTCCTCGAAGGTCGCCCTCTTCAGATTGGCATAGGCTACATCGGCTGAAGAACCGAACGCCTTTTCATCTGGCCGCAGCTCGGCGGCACTGAAGGGGGCCGCAGAGATGAAGGGCTGGTTGCCGACGTAGCCGCCCATCGAGTTCTTGGCGTTCACGTAGCCGCACACATGCGAGCCATCGCGCGATTTGCGGACATTCGTGAACTTGGCCGAGTCTGGGTCTTTGAGTTGGCCGCGCACTGTTTCCATGGCATCGCGCACGTCCTGGCCTGAGCGCCAGTAGAAGGCGCCAGAAAAGGCCGCCACGGTCAGCGCCGCAAAAACCCATCGACGGCGTTTCTGAGCGTCGGTGTAGCCTTTCTGTTCGGGCAACTTCCTGCGCAGCTTTCCGCTCATGTCGCGACCGCAGTGGCGGCAAACGATGGCGTTCGCGTTGATCGGCTCCGCGCAAAAGGCACAGTTCTTCCTGGTCTCTGCCATTGAGTTCTCCCGTTTTCCAGAGTCTGCCAGTAGCGCTCCCCCTAGCTTGTCTAGGTGCATTCCCTAAATGTAGCGTTCGCTCTTGCCTTAATCGGTAGCGTTCGCTACATTGCTCCCACTCGCCCACCACAGCGGCGACGGGAGCAGGAGATGGACGCAGAGAGCAAGACCGAAGCAAGCAAGAGCGCCGCGAAGTTCACGCCTGGCGCGTGGCAGATCGTCCGCACCTTCAACGGCTTCCGCGTCACCCGCACCTGGACGAGCGGGCTGATTCAGCGGCATCGCACCGGCCACTTGAAGACCGAGGCCCAAGCGCTTGAAGCGCTCGCCATTGCGAACGGGGCCGCAGCATGAGCCCCGCCGCCACCCTGCAGGCCATCTGCAATCCCTCCACCCCCTACACCGACCGCCTGATCGCCCTGCGCGCAGCGTGGGACGAGGACGACCGCGAGCCGAGTGACTACACGCCGGTGCGCCCGGGCCGCTGCCGCTGCTTTGGCCCGGGTGAAGGCCCTGGTCGTTGCCCTGGGCCGGATAGCTGCCCGCTGTGCGAGGGGGATGAGGAATGAGCGCCGTCATCAAGCCGCCGCCGGTTGCGCGCTTTGCCGTCGTCACCAATCCCGGCACGTTGTTCGAGCGCGTGGACAGCTACCACGCCTCGCTGCTGACCGCCCAGGCCGAGGCTCGCGACCTTCGCGAGGACTTTGAGAGCGTGGATGTCATGGCCGTGCGCCATTCCACGCTGGACAGGCCCGCTCACCTGACCACGGAGTTCTGAGCATGACCCCCCGCATCCAAGAAGACATCTTCGGCGACCCCCTGCGGCACGCCGACATGGACGAGGTGGCCGACCACGCCATGGAAACCCGCCAAGGCGGCGCCGTCATCGTGGACGGTGTTCGCCTGCCCCTGGGGTGCGACTACCAAGGCCGCTGGCCGCAGGCTGCTGAGGCATCCACGGAGATCGGCGCAGAGGCCGCCCCGCGCAATCCGCAGCACGACGGCTTTGGCGCGGTCATCTGGCCGTTGGCGGTTGTTGCCGGGATCGTTGCCCTGGTGCTCTTCGGGAGCATGGGCTCGCGGCTGTGGGGTGGGGCATGAACTCCGAGCTCAGCGAATTTCAGCAGCGCGCCTGCGCCGTCGTGGTCGTGAAGATGCTTGGCGGCACCAGCTTCAGCATCTGCGACCTTGACGCCATCGGCAAAACGATGGGCCGGCAAAGCGCATTGGCCGGCCGCGACTACGAAGCTCTGCGCGCCGTGCATTGCGTTGCCTGGGCAGACATGGGGCCTGAGCTGTCGCTCATGGTGCGCGAGAAGTGCCTGGAGATGCTTGGCCTGCCGCCGCACACCATTGAGGCGCTGACGCCAGCCCGGCGTGCAGAGCCGGCTCATGAGCCTGCAAGTCGGCTGCGTTTGGCGTTCTGGAGGAAGTGATGGTCGCCCTCCTCCGCCCCCTCCTCACCCACTACCTCCTCTGGCGCGCATCCCAAGTGCGAGCAGAGCGGGAGCAATACCAGCAGGCCGGGATCGTCGGGCCTCGCTACCTCTTCAACAGCCACGTGGCCGAGCTTGAGTTTCGGATGCGCGCGGCGGCAATGGGAGCCAAGTGAAATGAGCATCTTCAAACCGGCCGTGAATGGCCAGGCATTCCTCAAGATGGGCCTGATGGGCTTTGCTGGCGACGGCAAAACCTACACGGCTGCGCAGGTCGGCATCGGCCTGGTCGAACTGATGCGCCGCCGTGGTCTGCCCATGGGCGACCGTCCCGCCTTTTTCCTCGACACCGAGACGGGCTCGGACTGGGTGAAGCCCCGCTTTGACGAGGCCAACATCCCGCTGATGGTCGCCAAGACGCGGGCCTTTGTTGACCTTGTGGCCGCCGTCAAGGAAGCCGAGCAGTCCGCGTCGGTGCTGCTGATCGACTCCATCAGCCACTTCTGGCGCGTGCTGTGCGATGAGTACGCGAAGAAGCGTGAACGAAAGCGCGGGCTGGAATTCAGCGACTGGGCGTGGCTCAAGTCAGAGTGGGCGCGCTTCACTGACCTCTTCGTCAACTCGCAGACGCACATCATCATGTGCGGCCGGGCCGGCTACGAGTACGACTTCTTCGAGGGCGACGACGGCAAGAAGCAACTGGAGAAGACCGGCATCAAGATGAAGGCCGAGACCGAGACGGGCTACGAGCCGTCCATCCTCGTCCTCATGGAGAAGCACCAGACGCTGGAAGGCAACCGGGTCTGGCGCACGGCCACCGTCCTCAAGGACCGCAGCACCAAGATTGACGGCCTCACGTTCGAGAACCCGACCTTCAAGGACTTCCTGCCGCACATCGAGTTCCTCAACCTCGGCGGCCAGCAGGTCAGCTTCGACCAGACCCGCGACAACTCCGAACTGTTCGCAGACGACGGCACGCCGCGCTGGCAGAAGGAGAAGCGCGCCCGCGAGATTGCGCTCGATGAGATTCAGCAGCTGCTGGAGAAGCACCACGCCGGCACCAGCGCCGACGCCAAGCGCGCCCGCGGCGACCTTATCGGCAAGGCCTTCGGCACCCGCTCCTGGGAACGCATCCAGACGATGGACTGGGCCACGGTGCGCGGTGCGCGCAACTGGCTGTGGCAGCAGCTGGAGGGCTGCGACTACCAGCTGGCTCCGCCTGCGCATGAGCAGCAGGCCCAGGCACAAGCCGAGCCGATGGAAGACGTGCCGCTGTGAGCCGCGAGGAGAACCCCATGACCACCAAGACCGTCACCGTGTCCGGCTGGATTGGCTTTGACGCCTTCCGCGCGCAACACCCCGCTGCCTTTCCCGAGGGGCCGTGGACTTTCACCACCTACAAGCCGGGCGGCAACGACACCGTGCCCGTCCGCGAACACAGCTTCACCGCAGAAGTCCCCGCTGACTTCGACCCCCGCCCCGGCATGGTCGAAGCCCTGCAGGCCAAGAAGCGCCAATTGCAGGCCGAGTTCACCAAGAGCGTGACGGATATCGAGCGGCAGATCAGCGAGCTGCAGGCGCTTGAGTTCACGCCCGCCTGAACCCCTTCCAACCAGGAGCAATCATGAAAGCAATCCTCGGCCTTGGCCTCATCGTCGCCGGCATCCTCTTCGGTCTGTACGCCGGCCTCTGGTGGGCCTTCATCGGCGGGATCATGGATGTTGTTCAGGCGATCCGCGCCCCCGATCTGCAGCCCATGGCGGTTGCCATCGGCATCGCGAAGGTCTGCTTCGCCGGCCTCATCGGCTACCTGTCGGCACTCGTCGCCATCGTCCCCGGCTACGTGCTCATCAAGCGCGCCTGACACCCCTTTCCAGGCCGCGCCTGGTCGGACCCAGAGCCCGCAACAGCTCCCGCCATTCGTCAACTGGCAGTCGTTCCGACCAGCTCCGAGAGGACGGTCTTTCTTCTTCAAGGACTGAACCATGACCAAAGAACAGCTTGCCGACCTCCTCAACGGTCGCCAGTACCGCAACGAGATCACCAAGGACGAAGAGGCCCATGCCAAGGCGGCCGGCCTGCTAGTGATCTTCGGCGCCAGCGATGACCTCGTGGAGTTCCGCGGTGCTGTTCATGACGAGATCGGCGCCTATGACGGCGCGACCTTCCGCCTTTGCCCCGAGGGCCTGCTCCCGGAGTGGCCCGATGAGGTTGACGAGGGCTGGGACGAAAGCGAAGCCGAGGACTACTTTCGTCGCAAGGCACTGGGCTTTGTGGAAATCGAAGCGAAGTGGGACGAGGGCGGCTACTCGTGGGTCATCGAGCCCAAGCAGAGCTTCCCCATCGCCGTGTTCACGATCCTGGACGACAGCGACAACTACTGCCGCGGCATCGTCATCGACATGGCCGATCTGAAGGCCTGAGCAGAAGAGCGAGCCATGACCCTCACCGAACGAGACATCGAAACCATCCAGGCCTACCGGCAGCGAGTCCGTGAGCTTGGCAAGACGAGCAGAGCCCAGGAGGCGGTAGCTGTGTTCCAGGCATTCAAGGGCCTCTACACGCTGGAGCAGGTTTGCCTGGCGCTTGAGGCGCAGGGGGTGGAGGCGTGAGTCGCAGCGGATACACCGACGACAACGACGATCCGTTGGCGCATGGGCGCTGGCGGCAGGCCGTGAAGCGCTCGCTCGAAGGCAAGCGCGGCCAAGCGCTGTTGCGCGAATTGGTGGAAGCGTTGGACGCCATGCCGGACAAGCGCCTCTATCCGGGCAGCTTTGCTACGGCGGAAGGCGAGTTCTGCACCCTTGGCGTGCTGGGAGCCAAACGCGGCACAAAGATGGATGACCTCGGCGACGAGGACTACTGCGACACCGATTTGGTGGGCCAGCGATTCGGCATTGCGCCCGCGATGGCGGCCGAGATCATGTACATGAACGACGAGTACGCCGTCGATGAATGGACGTGGGCGGCCGTGGAAATCTGCGGCCCGATGCGCCCCAACTGGCCCGATTGGGGAAGCCACACCAAGAGCGTGCGGGTGCACAACGACAACCACCCGATTGAGCGCTGGCATCGAATGCGCGCATGGGCGGTCAAAAACCTCGCCGCCCGCGCCACTGGCACTGACGGAGCTACGCCATGAGCGCGCCCGACAGCCTGCCTCCGCTGCCGGAGCCGATCACAGTCATCAACACCGGGATGCAAGCCCTGCGAGGCTTTAGCGCCGAACAGATGCGCGCCTACGCATTGGCTGCTGTGCTGGAAGAGCGAGAGGCATGCGCAAAGGTCTGCGATGACAAGGAGCGCCGCAAGTGGGAAATCTTTGCGCACGGCGGGCAAGTTGAGGGCATTGGCCCGCTGGACTGCGCCGCCGCAATCCGCTCCCGCACCAAGGAGAGCACATGAGCAATGAACAGACTGACGACCTCGTGACGCTGACCCTGCCCCGCGCACAGGCCGAGGCGCTGCTGCGCTGCACGGAGATTGCCCTCGCCGCGCACGACTCCCAGCCTCGCACTGTGCTGGAGCCGCTGACGCGCCAGCAGATCGACAAGATCATGACGCAGCACTACCCGTTGGATTCGCTGCTGCGCGAGAACGTCGATGCTTTTGAGGCATGCGTGCGAGATATCGAACGCGCCCACGGCATTGGTCTTGCGGATAGGGGGCAGGGATGAGGCTCGAAACCTTCGGCTACCTCCTGATCGCGCTCGGTCTCCTGATCGCGCTCTCTAGCTGCGCACCCAAGGACGACACCGACCCGCCCGACGGCCGCAGCGGCATGTCGCTGCACACCGATCATCTGACCGGGTGCCAGTACCTCGCCAAGCCCTTCGGCGGTATCACCCCTCGCGTGGACGGCAAGAGCCGTCACGTTGGTTGCAAGGAGACCCAATGACTAACCCCACCCCCGGCCTGCGGGCCGATGAGCGAGATGCGGCGCCAAGCGCAGAGACCTTGCGGGAAGTTTTTGACCTTGACCCGACTACTGGCGTTCTTCGTTGGAAGCGTAGCCCTCGAAGCAAGCTCAGGGCCGGTGATGTTGCAGGGTCGATAGATAGCGACGGATACATGGTAGTTAGCCTGTTTGGTCGCCGTGTCGGCATTCATCGGGTCATCTTCGCAATGACGAACGATTACTGGCCGGAGACCGTCGATCACATCAACTGCGACAGGCTGGACAACCGCCCCTCAAACCTTCGGGCCGCAACTCGGGCCGAAAACATGAGGAATTGCCGCAGGCAGTCCAACAACACCAGCGGCGTCAAAGGCGTCACCTGGAACAAGCAAGGTCAGAAGTGGGTCGCCCTGTGCAGGGTGAATGGCAAGCGCTACCACCTAGGACGATTCACAGAGATTCAAGACGCGGCCAGCGCATTGCGCGCTTTTCGTGAGCAACACCACAAGGAGTTTGCCCGCCATGAGTGAACAGAACACGCAGCCCGCCGCCAGCGATGAGCGAGAGGCACTGGTGCAGCGGTTGCGCGATGCGGCTGAAGTTTGGGCCGGAAACAAGGCTTGGACGGAAATCGCGCCGCTTTTGGACGAAGCCGCCGACGCCCTGGCGCAGCCTGTCCTGGTGGCAGTGCCGGAGGGCCTTCTGACCGCTGCGCTGCGCTGGGTCTACTGTCCGCCGCAAGGCGGCTACAAGAATGGCGCAAGCGTCGAGGATTGTTGCGAGGCGCTGACCGATGAAGTCGTGAAGCTGACCGGGGTTCGACCCGGCGATGAGTGGATCAGCGAAAGCGAGATTCCCCAGCTCGCCGCCTCCCCGCAGCCCGCGCAGCAGCCCCACCCTGACGACATTGCCGTCGATGCGTTCGCCGCAGCGATGAAGGAGAAGCTGGCCGCAGCCCGTGCTAAGGGCCGCGCTGGCTGGCAAACCTGCGAGCCGTGGGCGCTGTCTGAGATGCTGCGCGACCACGTCGAGAAGGGCGATCCGCGTGACGTGGCGAACTTTTGCATGTTCCTGTGGTCGATTGGTAGCCCGATCACCCTGCCGGTTCCCGGCTCTGAAGCATTCGACCGTTGGGCCTCTCGTGGTATGGGACGAGTCGCGCCCCAGCCCGAGCGGCCACGTGTCTACAGCCTAGACAAAGACCCCGAAGGCATCCGCGCCCGAGTCTGTGGGGCCATCGCTTGGGGTGCTCAGAACACCAACCCGCCGCCGGATGGACACTGGCTGGGTGAGTTCTGGCGCATGGCGCGAGCTGAGCGAGAGGCCGCCACCCCGCCAGCCGCAGCGGAGCCGCCAGCAGCTTCTACCTACACGACCGAGCACATGCATGCTGCTTGGTACGCCATCGGTGCCGATGTTGCTGGGCTGCGCTGGACGGATTTTGTTGACGCCCTCGCCAAGTTTGGAGGCCGGAATGGCTAGTCTGCTCTCGCTTTTGCAAGACCAATCGCTGCCAGAGCGTATTGAGGCGGCGATCAAGCACGCCGAAGCCCATGAGCAGATGAACAGCGCTCTGTGGCCTCATCAATGGTTTGCACTCACCACCGGAGAGCTTCTGCTGGCGGCACGGCGCGGCCTCGCCCAAGACCCGAAAGGAAAAGCATGAGCAGAGCCAAGACCATGCTCGCCGCAATGGCCGCGATGGAACCTCGAATCCTCGGCTACCTGCCGGAGCCCAAGCCACAGCGCATCTACACGCACGCGGACGAAGAGCGCCAAGCTAAAGCAGAGGCTAAGCGGCAGCGTAAGGCGGCGAAGCGAGTCAGGCAGAGCGGAGGTGCAGCATGAGCACGAAGGCGATTGAGGCCCTCAAGGTGGCGTACGAAGCCCTGATGCTGAGTCGCCCAGGCTCTGAGATCAACGAGGCCACCGAGGAAGAATGGGCCGCGCACTTTGCAGCCCGCCGTGCAGCCAGAGACGCCCTCGCATCCCTAGAAGCTGAGGCAGCGATGGGAGGGTCGGTGGCTTGGCCCGCAAAGCATGTCAGCCTGAAGCAGCGCAAAGACAAAAAGCTGCTGCTCACTGTGGAACTTGATGCAGTCCAGGGGTGGCCGAATTATTGGATTACGCGATCAGATGCTCGTGGCAAATGCTCGACGCCTGTTGGGTGCTCTGCGCACGGCTGTCATGGCGAATGCTTGAACTACACCCACCCCCACCCCTCTACCGAAGAGGCGATGGAAATGGCGCTCTGTGAAGCGCACAGCGTCGTGCTGCGAGAAGGACAGCTTTACAGGTTCCGCAAGCTCGGCGATTGCGAGCGGTGTGCTCGCATGTCTGCGGCTTCGCTTGAAGCCTATGGGCCTCCCGCCGCCATGCAGGCGCAGAAGGGAGGCAGCAATGCTCCCCTTTGACGTAGCCCGCTGCCCCGGTGTTGGCAGCGATGCTGAGGGATGGCGCGAGGGCTGTGAGGATTGCCTGCGCCGCACCAGCCCTGGCCCATTGCAGTCCTGGCATGTAGTGCCGCCGCCGATCATCGTGTTTGAGTGCGAGTTCAGGATTGCGGAGGGGGAGCGATGAACGCCCTTCCAGCGATTCCCGAGCTCCTCACCGCCGAGGAAGTGGCCTCGCGCTTGCGCCTGGCACTCTCTACCATCTATGGCCTCGCCCGATCCGGCGAGCTGCCCAGCGTGCGCATCGGCGGCGCCGTGCGCTTTGATCCCGCCGACCTCAACGAGTACCTGAGCCGATGCCGGTCTATTACGACAAAGCCCGCAAGCGCTGGCGCTACGAGTTTGACCGCGTTGTTGACGGATGCCGACAGCGCGCTCGAAAGCTACTTCCACGCGGCTGGACGGCAGCCCAAGCCGAAGGCTACTCCCGCACGCAAGACGCGCGCCTCTACGCCGCTGCGACTGGCGCACAGCAAGACGAACCGCTGATCGCCGAGGCGGTGCTGGCCTATCTGCAGGAGCGGGTTCCGCAGCTCAAGAGCGCCGCCAAGATCGAGGCCGACTTGGCGCTGTGCGCCGAGTGGTATCAGGGCCGGCGCATGAGCGAGCTGGCTGAAGTTGTCAGCGAATACCGTGACGACAACCCCGACCTGGCGCCCGGCACTCTGCGCAACCGCATGGCCTACCTTCGCTCTGCCTGCCGCTGGGCCTGGAAGCACAAGCGCATGGGCGAGCACGACCCGGCCGAGCGGGTGGCCATGCCGCAGGTGCGCAACGAGCGGCATGTCTACATCGACCGCAAGCAGGTGCTGCAGCTGGCGCGAGCCATCCCAGACCTTGACCAGCGGGCCTGCGTGCTGGTGGCGTTCTACAGCGGCATGCGCTTGGGCGAGGTGCTGCGCGCCAAGCCCACCAAGCGCGGCTGGCTGCTGGCCGACACGAAGAACGGCGAGCGCCGCCTCGTCCCCATCCATCGAAGGGTCGCGCACTTGGCCCGAAGCTGGCCGCGCGCCGTCAAGGCATCGACCCTGCAGCACGAGTTCCGCAGCGTGGCGGATTCCCTGGGCATGACCTGGCTGCGCTTCCACGATCTGCGGCACAGCACCGCGTCAGCCCTCATCGAGGCCGGCATCGACCTGTACACCGTGGGCGGGGTGCTCGGGCACAAGACGCCGGCCAGCACGCGCCGCTACGCGCACCTGGCGAACAGCACCCTGGCTAAGGCCATCGGCGCGCTGTGATGCCAATAAATCCCCCCACACTTGAAGTCGGGCGGGCATGAAAAAAGCCCCTCGGTGGGGGCTATTCTCATAGAGCTGGTGCCCGGGGCCGGACTCGAACCGGCACGCCTTTCGGCGGGGGATTTTGAGTCCTATTGCACCCTGTGGAGAGTCGTCCTCCCCAGAGAGCATCCCGGGCATGGTTGGTGTTTGGAGGGGGTCAAAGCGCCTGTCATGGCAATTTTTCCCCCACCGCTTGGCGACATCTTAGGGGAGCTGTCATGTACCGCACGAAGAGACTCTGCCAGCGCGTCAAGCGCATTCTGTCCCAGGCCCAGGAGCCCGAGCGCGCCAGCTTGAAAGGCCTCGAAGTCAGCGAGAGCGGCTGGGGTGAGTTCATCGAGGCCGGGGGCGAGGATCGGCGCAAGGAGCCGCGCCGCCCGGTCAGTTGCCCGGGCTCCGCCTCACCACGCTGAGCTCCCAGTACCGCGAGTCATCCCGCGGCGGCGTCGAGTTGGTGATGACCTTGAAGCGGATGAAGACCTTGGAGCCAGGGGTCTGATCATCCGGGCAGCTCACCCAGACCCGCGTGACGCTGCCGGTGAGCGAATGGCTGTCGATGGTCAGCCCACCCTCGACCGAGGGATCAAAGGTGGCGATGGACTCCCCGGTCTGGAGCCAGGGATCGGCTGGATCGGCCCAGTCCAGCTCAAAGTCCAGCGAGGCCCCAGGGGCGATGAATCGTGCAGGGTCGGTCATGGCAATCCTCAGTGTTTGGTGACGCTCTGCCGGCGCACCTCGGCGCGGACAGACTGGCGGCGGAGGTCGGAGCTGACGGATTGGCGGCGGTCGGGTGGGGTGGGCGTGATGACGCCCGTGCCAGTGCCCGTCACCTCACCCGTCGCGGTTTGCAGGTAGGCCGACAGCGCAACGCTGCTGCTGCCGAGGATGGTTCCCAGGCCAGTGACAGAGCCGGCTGCGGCTTGGCTGTAGGCGGACAATTGAACGGAGCTGCTGCCCGTCACCGTCCCAACACCCGTGACCGTGCCCGCGGCAGATTGCGAGTAGCTGGTCAGCGTCACCGAGCTGTTGCCCGTCACCCCCGAGGTCACAAGACCCGTCGCGGCCTGCGAGTAGGCCGACAAGGCGACAGAGCTCGCGCCGCGGACCTGCACGGCCCCGGCCGCGGTCTGGGTGTAAGGCTGCAGGCTGACCGAGCTGGCGCCCGAAACAGCCACAGCACCCGCGGCCGTCTGCGTGTAGGCCGAGAGCGTCACAGCACTGGTGCCGGTGACGCCTCCCGATCCGATGGTGATCGTGTCAACCTGCGGGCTTCCCGTGGCAACCCCGTCCACGTAGAGCTGGTAGGTGAAGGAGTAGGAGCCGTCCGGCGCTCCGGTCAGCGTGAAGCTGCCATCCTCATAGGCCAGGAAGGTGCCGGCCGAGGGCTCCACGGTGATGAGGCCGCGGAACTCCTTGGGGTCGTCGCTGGCGTCGTCCCAGTCGTTGTAGAGGTAGCCAGCGCCATGCGGCCCCGTGGCCGTGGTGGCTCGAATGACCGACCCGAGGATGCCCAGGCCGCCCGACCCGTAGGTCTGCGCGCCCGAGATGAGCCCTGCGCCGTAGACCTGGCTCATGGCGAGGCCGTGAAGGTCTTGGCGCCCACGTTGGCGCCGGTGGCGTCACTCAGCAGGCGGATGTAGGGAATGCCCGCAACCAGCGTTGTGCTGCTGATCGGCAGATTGCCAGATGCGTCGGTGACCTGGTTCGTGAGCGTCAGCACGGTGACCATATCGCTCACCCGCACCAATGCCACCTTGGGGATGTTGGTGCTGGCCAGCACCGAACCGGAGGGCGTCTTGATCGGCTCGCCGGCAATGCTGGGCGTGGTGACCAAGCCGGTCGCGCTTTGCGTGAAGGCGCCGAGCGTGACGCTGCTCGTGCCGGTGATCGCACCCAAACCCGTCACGGTGCCGGCCGCGCTCTGCGTGAACGGGCTCATCGCGATGCTGCTGGTGCCCGTGATGCCGCTGGTGACGGTGCCAGCAGCTGACTGCGCGACCTCGCCGAGTGTTATGCTGCTCGCGCCTGTGATACCGCCGCCACCAGCGGACGGGTTGACCGGAACCACCATGTGAACCGCATCTTGCAGTCCGCCGTCGAACGACCAGCCCATCGTCGTCGCGCCGGCCAAGTAGCTCGCACTTGATGTCGAAACACCGGCACTTTGTGTCGTTCCCGCCTTCGTCTGAGAGCCCGATTGCGTCTGCGTCCGCCCCGTCGAGCGGTTCGAGAACATGTCAATCGCCATGCCTCCCGAAGCAACCGTGACGGCGTTGCTGAGCGGGCTCGCTTGGTTGTTCGTCCCGCTGCTGACGACGGTGCCGTTCGGCGTCGTCTGGTCAACCCCA